CCCGCCTATAAACTAGGCCGTTGGGACGGTACTGTATCGTTTTGCGATATCGGCGGCCGCTCCTATATCAACTTAATTACAGATCTGATACCAATTATTCAGCAATCTGGATATCAGATTGACATCGACGACAAGCGTATTCAGCACGAATTTGTTTTTGATCAAGTCGACGAAGATTCTTATGCACATGTAGTATGGCCAGAAGGGCATCCAGCAGCAGGCCAGTCTATAAAGCTGCGCGAACACCAAGTTGAGATGATCAACTCGTATCTGGAAAATATACAATCCATTAACGTATGTCCAACAGCAGGCGGCAAAACTATTGTTTGTGCTGTATTATCGCATAAAGTCGAAGACTACGGGAAATCAGTTGTAATTGTTCCATCGAAAGATCTGGTAACGCAAACAGAAGAAGATTACATTAACTTTGGTCTTGATGTAGGTGTTTACTACGGCGATAGAAAAGACCTAACTCATCAGCACACTATTTGTACATGGCAAAGCCTAGAGTCGTTAGTTAAGAAATCCAAAGAAGGCACTGCCGATATTACCATACAAGAGTTCCTAGAAGACGTTATATGCGTAATGGTTGACGAAGTACATAAATCGAAAGCCACTGTACTGAGAAAGTTATTGTCTGGACCGTTTGCTCATGTGCCACTTCGCTGGGGCTTAACAGGTACACTACCCGAAGAAGAACACGAAAAAGTTGCAGTTACTTCGTGCATCGGGCCTGCCATTGGTAAGATCAAAGCCAGCGACTTACAAGAAAAAGGCTACTTAGCAAATCTTGAAATTGAAATTTGGCAAATGAAAGATTTCAACGATGTGTTCGACAATTATCAAAGTGAGTTAAAATGGCTAACCAGTAATCGCAATCGCATTGAACACATCGCAGAAATGGTTATTGATCAAGCAGAAGAAACAGGCAACACACTTATACTGGTAGACAGAATCGAAACAGGAAAGCTGTTTAATGAGTTTATTCCGGATTCTGTTTTCATTGACGGCTCTGTTAAATCAACAGATCGTAAGAAAGAATACAAGAGTATCCAAGATGTAGACGGTAAGATTATTATTGCAACATACGGTGTTGCATCAACAGGTATCTCTATCAACCGTTTATTCAACTTAGTTTTATTTGAACCGGGTAAAAGCTTTATCCGTGTTATACAGTCAATCGGACGCGGACTTCGTGTTGCAGACGATAAGGACTTTGTAAATGTTTTTGATGTTACTTCGACTTGCAAGTATTCAAAGCGACACTTAGCAAAACGCAAGAAACATTATCGCGAGGCGGAATATCCGTTTAAGATTAAGAAAATCGACTACTAGGAGATACACATGCAGACAATCGATTGGCAAGAAATTACAGCACACGGTTTACTGGAAAAGATAAACGATCGTGTACTGGCACCTGTAATGGGTTTTAGACTTTATGAGTATCCAGGCGAAGGCCTTGTTGCCGACAATGGTGCTTGGGAATTTTCACCTGAACTAACCGAGACTATGCTGCATAAAGAAGAAGTAGTCGAAAGAGTACAACAAATGTTACAACAGGAGGGATACATTGAAAATACTAACAGTGGACAATAAATCATACAACCTGGATCGTATCCCGGACGAAATAGAAGATATCAGATACTGTGTGTTTGATACTTCTGACAGAGAACACACGGATTATTACTTTTATCCGTTGATATTCCTTGAGTCCTTTTATGCTCCTGCAATTGTATTAAAGATCGGAAACAAGCGCATTAAGGTACCTCTCGATTGGTCTGTACTGGTCTGCGACGAAGATATGACAGACATGGAGATTGTTCCGCTTACCAGCTTAAACGATCGCGGCTTTTTTACCATTGCGTTTAACCCGCTTAACCATATGGTTATTCAGCCTAAAGAAGTTGAAATTGTGGACATTTACGCAGAAGTAAAATGGTTCTTTCCGAAATTAAAAAACGGCGCCATGCTGGTGAGTCCGTTAGAAGATGGTGAGAATCCGTTGTGTTCGATGTTTGTTAAAGAAGCAAACAAGATACCAGATAACCTAGAGCTTGCGGAGTTGTTTGCGTAATGGCAAAAGAAAGAAAGTTAGACTTGTTCAAGGAAGTGTTGCCAGCAATTGACATGCGCAACAAAGACTATTATGCAAGTTTAGACAAAGAAAAGCAGAAAGAAATTGCACCTTATGTACTGATGCGCTTTATGAGCAATGTAAAGCAGAGTAACTTAGTAGATCATCACTTGTTAATGGTTAACGAAATTGTAAACAGAGAGTTTTCGTCTATTAGCAAGCACCCTGAGTTACAGTGGAAACTTCTGTGCTTATGCGGTGTTGGTTCTAAGCAATTTCATCCTTGGATTGCTCCGCCGAAGAAGCAAGCTCGCAGTAAAGTTCAGCAAGCATTGCAAGAACTGAAGCCGCATTACAAGCAAGATGAACTTGACTTACTCGAAGAGATAATGTCCGAGGAAGATATGCGAGAGCTGTTTTTGTCTGCAGGATACGACGATAAGGAAATTGAAGAGTTATGCAAATCGTAAACAGTTTGAAGACCCGTGGCAAACCGAAGTAAGAAGACAAAAATGCGGACAGAATAAAGGGCGTAAAAGGTTCTATCACAGAGAAACCGGTAAGTTTAAATATTTTGATAATAACCCCGATGAGTCTTTATGGTCATCGACTAAAATACAAGGAGGTGCGAGACAATGCGAAAAATAGTATTAGTTTCGGGTGGCTTTCGATCCGCTGCATAGTGGACATATCGCCATGTTCAAAGAAGCAGCTAAGATGGGTGACTTAATAGTCGCCCTGAATTCAGACGAGTGGCTAGAGCGCAAGAAAGGTAAACCTTTTATGACTTTCAAAGAGCGTGTAGCAGTTATAAAAGAGCTTAAATGCGTTAAGAGTGTAATCAGGTTCGATGACTCAGACGGCACTGCAAAGAATGCAATTATCGATACAATGGTTGCTTATCCGATGAGTGATATTGTGTTTGCTAACGGTGGTGACCGAAACAGCGACAATGTACCAGAACAAAAGGTTTGCGAAGAATACGATATTGAAATTAAATTCGGTGTAGGTGGCGACAACAAGAAGCAATCGAGCTCGGCATTACTTTCGGATTGGAATCATAATTTTACCGAACGTAAGTGGGGTCGATTTAATTCTTTGCACAACAGTGATCGCGTAAGAGTGAAGCAATTAGTGATTGAATCATACGAGTCGATTAGTTTACAATATCACTATCACAGGGAAGAGCATTGGTTTATTGAAGACGGTACTGCATTAGTCGAAAGGGGTTGTGAGCAAATCGAAATGAACCCAGGCGATGTAATCAAAATTGATAAAATGCAATTACATCGTATAACTAACATATCGGTACCACGTAAACCGTTGAAATTAATCGAAGTGCAAGTAGGTGAATATTTAGATGAAGCAGACATCGTTAGGACAGAGGAAACGAAGCCATAAGTGCAAGTTTTGCAAAAAGGGTTTTAGTTCTGAGCGTACACTTGCAAACCATATGTGCAAGAACAAGAAAAGATTTGCTGACAAAGATAATCCGCAGTCGAGACTGGGCTTTCGTATTTTCCAGCGTTTCTTTGAGTTAACAACACACAGCAAAAAACCTAAAACATTCGAGGACTTTATAACCAGCAGCTATTACACCGGGTTTGTAAAATTCGGAAGACACCTTATCGGAATTGGACCGATAGATACAGAGCTGTTTGTGGACTTTGTTATCAAGAATGGCGTTAAGCTAAAGGACTGGGACAAAGATCATGTGTATGATGCATTTGTAGATGACTTTGTAAAACGTGAGCCAGTCGAGAAAGCTCTTGAGCGTTCTATTATTTTTATGGATAAATGGACACAAGATAAAAGACTTGAGTTAAAAGATTTCTTTAGGGAAATTACAACCAACGAAGCAGTTTATGTCATTAATCGAGGAAAGGTCAGTCCGTGGGTATTGTTTATTGCAGAGTCAGCAGCAGAGCTACTCGGCGAATTAAACGACGAGCAGTACGGCATGATCGAAAGCAAAATTGATCCTATGTTCTGGCAAAAGAAGTTAACTAACAACAAAGATGATGTTTCGTTTGCAAAGGAAGTATTAAGTGGGTCAGGATTATGACAAAAAGATCGAACAAGCATATTATACATGTTAACCAGCATGTGATACGCCGCAACATCAAGCATGACGAAAAGGAACCTGTTTTAACGGTTAAGCATAAAAAGACAAACACTTATGCTTACCAAGCAGTAATAAAAGATGACAACGGTAATGAAGTTGCAAGGGTTGTGTATTCGCCTGACAAGCCGTTATCATGCGGTGCTAGAGTGTGGATCGAAACAGAAAACACGCCTGAACTTATACTAATAAACGAAAGCGATAACAAGACAAAATGAAACAAATAAATTTCGATGTCGATATTGATTTCCCAGATCGCGAAAAAGCTCTTGCTGGTTTGAGACATGCAAGGGCAATCATTGAACGCGGGGATAAAACCGAGAAGCACAATACCGGTGTGTACTTTCAAAATATACCACGTGACCCTGCTACTAATCTTGCTACTATAGACTATAAATCAGCCGAAAAACTGGGATATTTTAAGGTGGACTTCCTGAACGCAGGCGTTTACGACGGTGTTAAGTCTAACGAGCACTTAGACGAGCTTTTAAAGCAAGAACCTCGCTGGGACTTACTTGAAGAAAAGGACTTTGTGGAGTTGCTTTTTCATGTAGGCGATTATGCTGGGTTGCTTAAAGAACACAAGCCCAAGAGCGTACAGCAGCTTGCAATGGTACTTGCAATCATACGCCCTGGTAAGAAACACTTACAAGGAAAATCTTGGAGCGACATCGAAAAGGAAGTTTGGGTTAAGCCAACAGACGACAGTTACTTCTTTAAAAAGGCTCATGCGACAAGTTACGCATTAGCAATCAAGGTGCAAATGAACTGCCTTGTTGAACAATTGGAAGCAATGGATTAGTCAGTTTTTCTAATTAGCTGAATCTGTCTGCGCTTGATGCGCTTGGTTAGCAAATCGTTTAAGCTAGTTACTGGCCCAAACAGAACTTCGACATCTTTCATTGCAACGGTAGTTAAGCAGTACTGAAACTTCTTTATTTTGCTACCTATAAAAATGTTGATAGGTAGCTTGCGATTACTTTCGTGCCACCATACATCCCCTAGTGTAAGAAGATCTTTTAGCTCACCGTCGGCTCTGATTTTTCCAAAGTCGTAAAACGTCATAATCTTGTCGTCGTGATTTTGTATAATACAAACATGTTCCTCGTCACGGCACCTTACACAACTTATAAATGGAAAATTTTCTCTAAACTTATCTGTTAATTTCATATCTCTTCTTTTTGATAAATACGTATAATTATTATTTCAAAGGATCTATCAGTGGAAATTTCTACCCAGCACCTATATTTATACAAAGATGTAAGTCGCTTATTGCTCAAGCGAGATAGGTTCACTAACGATGTTATGGACAATGCACCTATGAATAAAAGACCAATGAAATTGCACAAAGGCGTTGATAACACTCTGCACTTTAGAGTTTTTAATCCTGACCGTACACCTGCTAACGTTTGTAACAAATCGGTGTATGCAAGAATTATAGATCAGGATACCCATGAGCTATTGTTAGAGAGAAGCATGCACAGCGGTTCTGCCAAAGGGTTTATGTCAGTAGATATACTCGAAAGCGATTTATCAAATATCCATGTTGGTCTGTACAAGCTTGTTATAGTGCATTCGGAAAACCTAGTAACTGGTGTCGAAGGCGACTATACAAACACTGCATTCTTTACTGACTACAGCAACAACATAGACATGACAGTTGAAGTAACAGATCAGGCAAATCGTTCGCCGAGACCAAGTATTATTGTTAAACCGTCGGATTGGACAGAAAATAGATACTTCAACACAGAAATTAACAATCGTGATTCACGCTTCTTTACTGAAGCAATACCTACTCCACGTTCAAGGGGACTGATCAGTAATTTGCATTCGTTCTCTGTATATGCCGATAACTACACAGGCAAGTTAAAAGTTTTTGGCACCTTAGATCAGACACCAAATCCGGACATTGACCGAGGATGGTTCAACATCAAAGCATACGACGATGCAGACTATATCGACTTTATTGAATACACAGGTACACGTTTCTTTTCTTTCGAAGGAAATTACATGTGGCTTAAATTTGTGTACTTTCCTGATTCGGTAAACAATGCAGGTTCTATTGAAAAACTGATTGTAAGGTCGTAACCGATGTGCTATAGTAACGTTAATGGAATCACTAGAACAATTAATACGGGATCACCTCGGTCCCGTACAGCAAACACGGAAGGGCTGGTTAAGCCGCAACTGCATGATGTGTCATCATCATGGAGAGTCTGCTGACAGACGAGGACGTTTCGGAATAATCTTTTCTCCGGACGGCGGTGTTGCTACGAGTTGTTTTAACTGTAGTCACAAATCAAAATTTGTACCAGGCGAAACATTCAGTAAAGAGTTTTCGCTATTCCTACAAGAAATAGGCATTCCTGCCCGCACAGTAAAACTTTTAAACTTCGAACTGTACAAACAGTACTACGGCAAAGAAGCCGCGCACGAATTAGAAATAGCTGAAAATATCAGTGCGAAGTGGGTGCAAGCTACATTACCAAGTAAAGCATTAACTATACAAGAATGGGCCGACAACGGCTGCAACGACAGTAAGTTTTTGAATGTAGTTAAGTATGCATACGATCGTGGAATACGAAACTTTGATCAATTTTATTGGACTCCGCAGCCTAACGGCATGCTCAACAACAGATTGATTATTCCGTTTACTTACAGGAATAACATCGTTGGGTTCACCGGACGTTTTGCAGGCACACCGCCTAACAAAAAGGTTACCAAGTATTACAACATATCACCACCGGACTTTTTATATAACTTAGATAGACAGAAGCCACAGAACGATTATATAATACTGGCCGAAGGTGTCCTTGATGCTTATGCGATAAACGGAATATCGGCACAAGGTAAAGAAATCAACGAATCGCAAGTTGCATTTGTTAAGTCGTTAAATAAAAAAGTTATTGTGCTGCCTGACTTTGATAAAGATGGAACCATGATGGTTGATCTTGCAGCAAAACATAACTGGGCAGTTTCGTTTCCGTTCTGGAGTAAAGAGATTAAGGATGCTGCAAAGGCAGTAGAAAAATACGGAAGAATTACAACAATGCTTTCAATTTTAGAAGCAGCCGACTACGATACATTTTCAGCTCAGGTTAAATGGAGAATGAGGAATTGAGTGAAATAAAGGATTATACAAAGGACATTGAAGATCTGTTTATCCAGTTTTTGATAAGCGATCCAGAGTTGTTCATTCGCTGTAAAGGGATTACAAAAGACAAGTATTTCAACGACGATGAAAATCAGGCGGTAATACGATTCCTCGAAGAGCACAGCAGCAACCACAACACACTTCCTACTATTGCACAAATCAAAGCAGTAACAGGTAAGCGTGGGCTGGAAAAGCTCGAAGACATTAATGAAAGTCACTCCGATTGGTTCTTGAACGAGTACGAAACATTTGTACGACACAAGGCAATTGAATCGGTAATCTTGAATTCAGTCGATCTAGTTAAAGACCATCGTTATGGCGAAGTTGAAAAAGCAGTTAAAGAAGCAGTACAAATTGGACTTGTAAAGAACCTGGGTACTGACTACTTCCACGATCCGGTTGCACGATTAGAAGCAATTAAAAACAACAGCGGCATGATCAGCACAGGTTGGCGAGATGTCGATCAGAAGCTTTACGGTGGATTGAACCGCGGTGAGATTTGTATCTTTGCAGGACAATCAGGTGCTGGTAAGAGTTTGTTCTTGCAGAACATGGGCGTTAACTGGGCAGAACTAGGATTAAATGTTGTATACATTACACTAGAGCTTAGTGAAAACTTATGTGGTATGCGCCTGGACGCAATGATTGCAGGTGTCGAAACACGCGGTGTTTTGAAAGACGTAGAAAATGTTGCAATGAAAGTAAAGAACTTTTATCGCAAACACAAAGGCGATTTACGCCTGAAGCAACTGCCAAACGGTTGTACTGCAAACGATATTCGTGCTTATGTTA